TTCAGCTATGATGGGATTTACTCAAGACCAACCTGAAACTTATAGAGGATTACTTGCTAATGATGAGTTTGGTACTCGTAGATTAAAAGCTTGGATGGGTAGTGTAGTTGAACCAGCATTAGAACATTTAGGTAGATGCTTTCAAATGTTATCTCAGCATCACTATTCAGTAGAAAAAGTATTTAGAATTGCACAACCTGAAGCAGGTCAATTACCTGATGAAGAAAAAGAAGTAAGAATTAATATACCTATTTATAATGATTATGGTAAAGCTATCTCTGTATTTAAAGATTATTCTTCAGCTAGATTCGATATAAGAATAGTTGCTGGTACTACAATGCCAATTAATAGATGGGCATTATTAGAAGAGTATTTCAGATGGTTCCAATCTGGATTGATTGATGATATTGCGATGATTGGTGAGACTGATATAAGAAATAAAGAAAAAATTATTGAAAGAAAGTCAATGTATTCACAACTCCAAGGTCAGGTCTCATCAATGGAAGAAGCGATTAAAGATAAAGATGGAACTATTGAAACATTAGAGCGTCAGTTGGTACAAGCAGGTATTAAGATGAAAGTCGGAGATGCTGCTAATGAAGTTAGAAAAGATGTGTTAGAGACAGAAGCCCAACAAAAACTTCTAAGAGGTATGATGAAAGCTGAGTTTGGTAGGATGAGAAAAGATATGCAGGAAATGGTTAAATCTCAAGAATCAGAAGAAGTAGAAGCTGAATAGTGGCTTGGGCTAAAAAAAGCTATCCTAAGATGGCTAGAGGTGGTAGTAAGAATGGTAGATGGAAAGATGGAAGCAGTCAAACACACTATAGAAATAAAACTAATGCTAAGTCTGGTCAAGTTGTTCACCATTCAGATGGTAATAAAAAGAACAATAGTAGGTCTAATCTTAGACTTATTAGTAAATCTCAGCATAATAAAGACCACCCTGAAAAAGGTGGTAACAGAAAATGCAAAAGTGGCTACGTTTGGAGTAGTAAAATTAAATCATGCGTAGGTATAAAAAACTAGTTGTTTTTATATTTGTTTTTGCATTAACTTAACGAAACCAATAAAAGGATAAAATATGGCACAAGAACAAGTAGGCAACGCTTCTATAGAAGAAGCCCCCGAAAGTGATTACCAAGCCCTAGATGATATTGAATCTGGAGATTTCTTTGAATCTTTAGATACAAGTGTCAACTCAGGGATAATAGATAGCGAATATTCGCAGTCAACCTCGCAAGATTTAGGCGATAATACGCCGGCGAGCCCTAGCGGAGTTCAAGAGCAAGGCGACGATGCTTTGCAAAAAAGGTATAGTGATTCAAGTCGTGAAGCTAAACGTCTAAATGGCAAGCTTACCGAAATAGAACCATATATGCCAATACTCGATGCAATGAGAGAAGACCCTAATTTGATTCAGCATGTGCGGAATTATTTTGAGGGTGGTGGTCAAGCACCAGAAAGTATGGCTCAAAATATGGAGCTTCCTGAAGATTTTTCATTTGACCCAGATGACGCTTTTACCGACCCTAAGTCGGATTCAGCGAAAGTATTTGGGGCTACTGTTGATGGTATTGTCCAAAGACGACTTAACAATGAGTTAGGAAAACAGAAGACAGAAAACCAAAGACTCGCACGAGAGACTGCATTTAGACAAAAGGTTGATATGACCGAAGACGAATGGTCTACTTTTGTCGATTTCGCTAAGAATAAATCTCTAGAATTGGATGATATATATTATCTCATGAAGAGAAAAGAACGTGAATCTAATATTGCTGATAACGCAAGACAGCAAGTTGCTACTCAGATGAGAAAAGTCCAAGAGCAACCACGTTCATTAGCAACAGCAGGTAGTGTACCAGTAGAAACATCTCAAGATGACCAAGTATTTGACACCTTACTCGGTATTGACCAAAAACTGGATAATGCGTTTGGCTAATAGTTGATTTTTTTGGCTATTTAGCAGACGCTTAATGTTAAATAGGAGATAAGGTAAAATGGCTGATTTATTTACACTCGACGCCGTTGCTGATGTCGCTGGTGGTAGTGCTGGGTCCCGATTAGGGACTTCACTAGATACTGGTGTTCTTCGCAGACGGTACGATTTTGGTAGTAGGGTATCTGAGCTAGCAATAGCACAAGACCCTTTCTTCCGTTTCGTATCTAAACTTGCGAAAAAGTCAACCGACGACCCGGAGTTTAAGTTCACAGAACGTAGACCCTCTTTCCATAAACGATACGCATATGCTACTGGTTTCAGTAATGATAATAGTACTTGGGTAGAGAATCAATCCTCTAACCAAACTACGCAGTATGATAAATATGAAACCGCAGCAAATACCGTTTACGTTAAACTAGCTACAGACTATACAAAATCTGGCAATCGTCAGAATGTCTATGGTCAAAGTGGTCAAGAAATTGTAATTGGTGCTGATGGTACACAACCTCAGTTTTATATGCCTGGTCAGATGTTGAAAATTAATTTTTCTGATTCTGCTGCCGGTGCTGTAAAGTCATATGCTATTATAAAGGTTGACTCAGTTACTTTGCAAGATGAGAGTACAAATCCTCCTACAGCTCACGATGAAGGTGAAGCTGCTCTTATTAGAGGAACAGTTGTAAAAACAAAAGATGCTGGAGATGATTACTATGCAGGACCACTTGGTGTGAATGCATCTGCTGGTGATAGTACTTATAGCACATCTATTGCTGGTTCAACTTCTTCTAATGGTTTAGAGCAGTCTAGAGTTTATGTAGTTGGCAACTCTCACTCACAAGGTTCTGGTTATCCTGAAACATGGAAAGACCAGCCTTTCTCGACAGCATATGGGCGTACCCAGATTTTCAAAACAGCTATGGCAATGGATAACACTACTCGTGCTACCGTGCTAAAGTATGAACCGAATGAATGGGCTCGTATCTGGCGTGAAAAGCTAATCGAACATAAATGGGATATCGAACAAGCTATCCTGTTTGGTTCACAATACGATTCAGGAGATGAATGGTATACACAAGGTGCTGTTGATTTCATTTCAAGTTATGGAAATGTGTTTAGTTTGACGCATGCGTCAAAAACACAAGATGATTTCTTAGATGATTTGAGCAACTTCTTAGACCCACGTTACAATAATGCTAACGCAACATTGTTCTTCGTGGATACGCAGACATATAACTGGCTGCATAAACTAAGTGGTTACTTCTCAAATAATCTTGAGGTTTCACCTAACTTCCGTGCTGATATGGCATTGATGGGCAAAAAGAAGGTATTTGGAGCGGATATTACAACTATTAGTACTCCTTTTGGAGATATGAACGTAACTCGTAATATTCACCTGGATGGTTCACCTATTAAGATTCTAGCTGTTAACATGAAGCATGTTTCTTACAGACCATTGGTCGGTAATGGACTTAATCGTGATACAGCAATCTATGTTGGTGTTCAAACCTTAGAAAATAGTGGTGTTGACCGTAGGGTTGACTTAATTCAAACCGAAGCTGGTATGGAGTTTCAGATGCCTGAAGCCCATGCTTACTGGACATAAGGAGGTAAATTATGGCAAATCCAATGTATGGACAGAATAAAGCTGATAGTGCTATTCAAAATGGTAGACATGAGGTGCTGGTTACGGGTGATGACCTTTCTCTAGTAGCTGCTCAATCAGGTGCTACTGTTTTTGTAAACGCTGCTGCTAAAGAAATAACTCTTCCAGCTGCTGAAGCAGGATTAAATTACAGAGTTATTTTAGGAGTTGATACGACTGCTGGAGCTAAAATAAATGCTGCTTCTGGAGACTGTTTCTTTGGTCAAATAAAGGTGCTTTCAACAACAGATGATAAGACTGAAGTTCAAGACATAGATTATGCTACAGCCATTGGCACGGTAGCAAGTTATGATGTTCTTGACTTCACATCTAATTCTGCGACTCTTGCAGGAACATCTGGTGATGTTATAGAAGTTATTGCAGTAGATGATATAGCTTGGTGTGTATTAGCTTGTCTAACGACAGTACACGCTGAACCAGCTTCGACTGCTATAATTAACGCATCATAAGGAGGTAGAAAATGGCTAAATTAGGTTCAAGAGCTAGTTATGGTGGGACAGTTGTTGAGAATATCTCAGCAGCTAAGACGCTAGACCCTAGCGATTCTGGAAAAGTGTTTACACTTGACTTAGATGGAACTTTTAGCATAACCCTTCCAACTGCTGCTCAGGCAGGAGCTGGTTGGGCTGCTAGATTTATCTGTTCAGATGCCGGTAGTGGTACTGTTAAGGTAATCCCAAATTCCGCTGAAGATACTTTGATTGGCATGATTGTTTCCGCAGATGGTGCTGCGGCTGAATCAGCTGAATCAGGAGTAGACGAGCTCGTATGGGCTTCAGGTAATGCGGCAGGAGATTGGGCAGAGTTAATATGTGATGGAAGCAACTTCTATGTTTCTGGAATGGAACATGACGCTGACCACATGACTATATCGTAATAAAAAATTACGATTAAATTGGAAGATTAACCCTCTTTTGGTTTTTTGCTTCCTTTCTTCCGGGAGAGGGTCTTCCTTTAAAAATAAAGATTTATGGCAACAACGAATATAGAATTAGATATAGAGAATATAACTGGAGTTGCAGATGCAGATGACCAGTTCATTAAAACTGCCCAAAAGTTTGTAGTAGCAAGTATACCTAAAGACTTAATGTTATGGGCGGGAACAAGTACTGCAGTTGGTTCTCATGGTGGAGATTCTTCTCCAACAGCTATAACATTACCTCAACCGACTGATTCTATTATAGATGTTCAAAGAAATGGATTTAGCGCTGAACAAGTACCTGAGTCAATGCAAGGTTTTATTGCGAATAGCTCAAGTCTTCATTTAGCTACTGAAACATTTCCTAAGTATTATTTACAAGCTGGTAATAAAGTAATTGTAAAGCCTAATCCAAGTGATTCGGAAACGGCTCTTGTAAATTATGTAGATTTTCTAAAGGTAGACGATGATTGTGATTTAAGAAGCGCAGTTATATTTCATGCAGCTTCTAAAGAATTTGAACAGTTAGCATCTGCTCAAAGTACTGGTGTATTAACATCTCTTACGGCTGTTAATGCTGAGATAGATGAATGTCTTACTATAGCAGACAATATTCATACAGAAGTTGCAATAATTAATTCTTCTGCTGATAGTGCACTTACTGAAATAGGACTTGCCAATGCAGAAGTGGATAAGATGGCTACTGAAGTTGGATTGGATAATGCAGAACTTGACCTTGCTAAGGCGGAATTAGCTGAAGCAGCTACTCTTGTTGATTCTAGTATAGATACTGCAACAGCAGCTATTGCAACTGCAGCAGGTAGAGTTAATACAGCTGTTCTTGTTGCTAATGGTCAATTTGACCAAGCTGTTTTAGAGTCAGCCCAAGCTGAAGCTGAAGCAGATGATGGTGCAATCGCTACTGCATTGGGAGCTATTAATACAAATGTAGATTCAGCGGTAACTTCACTTGGTAGTTGTACAACAGCTATAGGAGCAGCTAATACAGAGGCTGCTGAATTAGCTACACAAACTGATAATAGTGGTGATTTTGAAACAGCATTAGATGCTATTAATACTGCTGTTGACCATTTTAGAGGTACGAGTGACCCTGCTTTATTTGGAGATGAAGATGCATATTTAAGTGGTGTCGGTATAACAAGAGTTAAAGCTGCGTTAGATAAAGCTATAGCTCTTATAGATGGAAATAGTCCAGATTCGAATACAGATTATGATGCTTATATTGTAGAAGAAGATAGTGAGATGGCTAGTGTTG